CTCAAGCGAACCCCGCTTGAGGCAGGATACGGTAATGCGAGGGGATTGACTACCTCGGGCTTTCACTTGTGGAAGCTGCTACTTGTCACGTGGAGGACTGCGTCAGGTCTTAGCCAATAGCGATGTTGGCGCCCCGCCAAGGGAAGAGCGATTTCAGATTCGCGAGCATCGCTCCTTATCTGTTGCACGCTGCTGCCAAACGAAAAGGCCACTGGGAAATCACGGTCTATGAGACGAAGGGTGCATTGTGTTGCTCAAGAAACATGGAGTTCAAGGTTAGATATTCCGAAGAAGAATACTCCAAGTTGGCGCGCACAATTTACCACGGGTTGAGCAATCAGACAAAACAGTGCCAGTTTATGGCTGGACTGCAGAACGTTGCTCAAATACTCTGGCCAACAGGAAGCACGGACCATGTTGCGATGCGCCACGTTGGAGTGGTCGCCGCCTTGGAATACATCACACGAAGTGAGGTTTCAAGATGGTGTATGTGTTGGTCGAGTACCTTGTCGCCCACATTGCGTAGGTTGTATTTTTGGGAAGATGGAGCCCCAAGTGCGACCGGTGGGAGCGGCCCCAGTGGAGGAGGAGGCAGTGACGGAGGCGATGGAAAAGGAGCAGGCGGTGAGGATAAGAAACCGGGGGATGTGACTGCGAGCGGAGGTACGCCTGGTGGGCCAGATTTGACCCCATCAGCACCACCACCGCCGCCAGATGAAAATCAAGGGCCCCCGAAGATGGATTGTCCCGCAACGCCAGACGATGCAGCAAACGCGGCAGAAGCATCTGATGATGGGAGAACCATTACACGCTCATTGACCGATGAGTCGGGTGATGGTGTTGTCGCCGTCGTTGGGCAGCACTACGACAAGGAGGCGCCGGTCGATCACATGCCGATAGTGGGCGTGATGGTGGGCCCATGCCAACTTAAGCCAAATGTGTATGCCAAGACAGCTGACAATTTGAAAGCCGCGATCAACGAGCGATTGATCAAGAAAGCAAAGGTGCCGAATCTCAGCGCGGCTGAGAAGAAACGCATCGGCAAGGTCATCAGTCAGGCCATGTCCAATCACGACAAAAGAGGTCTTTTTTCAAAGCAGAAGATCCAAGATTGGGCAGTTGCGAATTTCGACCTGGAGGCTATAAGGTCCGGGAAATGGAGCAATCAGCGCTTCAAGTCGTCTCTTGAAAATTTATGGAGCAAGGAGCGACCGAAGTTCAATTTGAAGGCCGACATTAAATATGAATGCATGCCGGAGGGGAAAGCTCCGCGCATGTTAATCGCCGATGGCGATGATGGCCAGTTGATGGCTTTGGCAGTGGTGCGGTGCTTCGAGGATTTACTCTTCGATCATTTTGAAGAAAAGAGCATCAAACACTGCGCAAAGCATGGCGCAATTGGGCGTGCTGTGAAAAACCTGAAGAAAGCAGGTGCGCGGGCCATAGAAGGAGACGGCTCAGCGTGGGACACCACATGCAACGTGTTGATCAGGTCATTGGTCGAGAACCCGATACTCAAGCACATCACGGAGGTGCTTGGGGAATTCGGAGTCATGCCACAAGGATGGATGGAGGAACATCAAGCCACATGTGAAAAGAAGAAATTGAGGCTGTTTTTCCAAAACAAGTTTGAGACGATGACCGCGACGATTGATGCGATTAGACGTTCAGGCCACCGGGGCACATCGTGCTTAATGGTGGATGAATTTCATCATGTGGGTTTGCAGCATATGCCAGGAGCCTGAGCGCTTCCTGGACCCAAGTGTCCGAACAGGACGTGACTTGGCTGGCATAATGCGGTGGTGGAATGGGTGCTTCGAGGGAGATGACTCGCTGTGCACATTGAAGCCGCCAATGCTCAAAGATGATGAGTTGTCAGAAAAGTTTCTAGCGTTCTGGAGTGCCGCAGGATTTAACATGAAGATTGTGTTCTGCGACACGCGCGCCACGTTTTGCGGCTGGCACATTGGATGCACTGGAGGTGAGATTAACGAGTTCCGATGTCCGGAATTGCCTCGTGCTCTCGCCAATTCAGGCGTCAGTGTGTCATCCGTTGGCATCCAAGCTGCAAAGGACGTAAACAGGAAGGTGGTCAACACATTGGCCGCTGCTTCCGCGTTGGCACGCGCAGCCGACTTTGCCGGCATTTTGCCAAGTGTTTCAGAAAAGTACTTGGAATTTGCTGAATCTTGCTCGACTTCCAATTTTCAGGACAGAGAGATGAGCATGAGAACATACGGCGAAGACGGTTTTAGTGCGAATGCCGTCCGTGAGATGATCAAAGAAAGAAACCTGACGGTTACCCCCCAGGACGAGATGAAGACCTTGAAAGCGTTGGGAGTTGAAGCCAGCGATGGCGAGATAGCAACCTTCAAGGAGTATACCTGGTGTTTGGATCCGCAGGTCCTCGTTGATTATGGCTCTTTTAGGGAGTCATTACCCGCCAACTGGCGGTGCGAAATCTGATCCCCCCCTGGCGGGGTTTGCATGCCTTTTTATTAATTAACAACTCTGTAATTAAAGAGGGGACCGCAGGTAAGACAACGACCTGTGGTGAGAAGGACATGACCCAAGTTCTGCGGTTGTAGCTTCACAACCGTAGTGTGATCCGGCTTTCCTGCCGCCGCCCCGGGTCGCGCGTGTAGAAGGACCCACGCGTTAGCCAGACAAATCTGAATCGTGTGAACCACGGAACAGGCTGGTGTCCGCCTTATTCTTTTGCCAACTGTATTCCGGCAGATTGGTGCAAGCCTGGTGGTGGGGAGGGGACCCACCTGAGGTGAAGGCCAGCAGAGGTAGGGGTTTGGTTCCCGAGCGCAGTGCCAGCGCGAATCCTCTGTCCTACGAGACGGCCCGGTCCGGGGCCTACGTGGTCAACAGTGGTCCCAGGCTAGTAATGGCCTGGGGTTGCAAGCCGTCCTCGGGAATGGCTATGCCACCTAGCTGCAGGGGATCTGCAGCGGCACACTCCCTGACAAAATAGACAAATTTGCAACGAGCTCCTGGGAAAAATTATACAAAAATTGGAAATAAACCAGAAGAGTGGCGTTGATATAGAAATCAGTCAGGGCAGCTTGCCGAAGCATGAGGCATGTGTCAGTGTTGGAGGTGAAGAGGTAGAGCCAGCCGCGAGTAGCTAGCCCTTCACTGGCATGTGTATATTGCGAGCGTGTTGCGCACCCGTCGCTGGAACTTCCGCACCGGAGCTCAGCGTTGCCATTGGGCACGTGGAAGGCCGAGTGTAGTGGTAGATTAAAATCGCCCGGTTGTGATTAGGCGGTGTTGTAGCGCACGATCGACGTGCTTAGGTGAGTGTGTCAACCACAAAACAAACGGAAATGCATGCACCCTCTTGTCTCCGAGGTGAGGGGGCAGGGAGCACGGTGTTATGTTCACCGTACGGTGTGGCGGTACAAGTGGTCGTCATCTCGACCCCCCCGAGTGCAACAATAAACCAAAGTAAAAAGGTGCACCGGGGGGACGCCTATCCGTACGGTGGCCATACCATGGTCGCCAACCCTGTCTTCAAGCCCCATCCAGGAAAATTTCTCGTCCCCTTTGCATGGTATTGGCCGTTTCGGCGGCCGGTATTGTGCGCTTGGGACGGGGGTGGACTTGGCTGGCCAAAGGGACACCCTTGGGCGTGTGGCAAGATGACGCGTCGCAGTCGTCGAGCGAATGGGCCAGCCCGTAGGGCTAGGCGCCAGAACGCACGTTCCCGTCCAGCAAACCGGAGCAATGCTACCAGAGTACTTGCTACCGGAGTTGGTGCCGCACCGAAGAAGGCGTTCGGTTGTGCCATTGGTCACAGCCTGGCCTGCTGGGATGCAAAACACATGCATCATCTGCCTCTTCCTCGAGCCGTTGGGCCTTACACGGTCATCAGGGCGACGAAGAGGGTCCAGATCAGCACGGTCGCCAATATAATCGGCGCTTTTCAGAGATGCCAACCGAGCTCAACGGAGTTTGGGAATTGGTCTGAATTGTGCATGATTACCGACGTGAGCGCGGCCAATCCCATCAATGGAAATCCGGCCAATGCGAGGTCATTCACCTTGCCGCTTGATGGGTTGGGCGACGCCGCCACTGTGGTGCCGTCGGCAATTTCGGTGCAAATAATGTGCCCCACTGCCTTGCAGTCTGCGTCCGGCATAGTGTATGCGGGCGTGATGAATACGCAGGCCAAAATCGGTGGTCGACCGGAGAACTGGGTGTCGTACATGGACAAGTTTGTCCAGTTTCAGAGCCCCAGGCTTCTCGCGGCTTCGAAGTTGGCATTGCGCGGGGTGCAAATCAACTCATACCCGCTGAACATGGCCGAGGTGAGCAAGTTTACTGCCCTGGACAGAACCGGGGACACTGAATTTGTTCTTGGCTCGGATTCATTGGAACCAGCTGGGTGGGCCCCAATCATGATATACAATCCGTCAGGCGCAACATTGGAGGTGCTGATAACGATGGAGTTTCGCGTGAGGTTTGACTTGGATCACCCTGCGAGCGCATCGCACAGCCACCATCCAATTGCCAGCGACAGCACCTGGGACAAGTTGGTCCGTCAGGCTTCTGCGCTAGGAAATGGGGTCATGGACATAGCGGACGTCGTCGCAAACACCGGTATGGCGGTTGGGCGCGCGATGGCCGTGGGGAATCGTTTGACAGCTGCTGGCCGTTCGATGCTAGCGCTAGGCGCGTGAACTTCACCCTATCGGTGAACGGCACGCGATGCAGGACAGAGTGTTGCCTCCGCACGCCGTGCGTGGGGGAATTGAGCGCGTGGAAACAGGCAATAGCCGGCGCTTTAAGG